ATTGGCGATCAAACAATATTGCATCACAACATTAGATATTTAAGTTGTAGAGAATTTTATGATCTAAAATACATAAAAGCCACAAAAAAGGTCTATAGATATGAAGCTTAAAAAAATAAAAGTTTATGGCAGATTAAGAAAGTTTTTAGGGCAATCGTATTTTGAAGCGGCTGTTGCAAGTCCAAAACAGGCATTTCATTTTTTAATTGCTAATTTTCCAGAATTAGAAAACCATATGATGAATCAGTTTTATAAAATCAAAATGGGTGGAATGGACATTACAGAGAATTTATTAAATTTACAAAGTGATGAAGATATACAAATTATTCCAATAGCGACAGGATCAGGTCCACTTATTTTAGGTATTGGAGCAATAGCTGGTGGTGCTGCCGCTACTGCTGCTGGGGGATTTTTTGCTACTGCGGTAGGAGGAGCCATTGCAAGTGGATTAACTGCTATCGGAACAAGTCTAGTGATTAATGAAGTCTCAAATATGTTAATGCCACCTCAAAATGTTCCCTCTGCTGCCATGGCTGATAGCTTTTCACAAAATGATCCTACATTTCAATCTTTTGGTTTTGGTTCAATAACTAATACCTCCAGAGCTGGTGTTCCTGTTCCAATAATTTATGGTCAAGTTTTTACAGGTTCGGTTGTGATCAGTTCTGGAATTGATACTGTCCAAGTGGAGGGTACAACATAATGGGTTTTGCTGGTGCTTTTATACAAGTAATTCCAAAATTATTTCCTGAACATTTTGCTGATTTACCGAAAAACGCACTTCAATCAAAGCAATTTCAAACGCTGATTGAATTGTTAGGGTCAGGAGAAATAGAGGGTTTCCCGAGTGCTACAGGCAGCAAGGGTTCGACTGAATATAATACAAGTGCATTAAAGGACGTATTTCTAAACGGAACTCAGGTATTACAACAAGCTGCTGGTACAAGTCCTAATGATGAGGATTTTAACTTTCGCAATATTACTTTTGAACCTAGATTCGGAACATCAGATCAAACAGCTATTGCTGGCATAACTGAAACAGAATCAGAAACTAGCGTTGGTGTTACTGTTACACAATCAACACCAGTTTCAAGACAGATAACAGATTCAAATATTGATGCTGTTAGAGTAACTATTGGTTTTCCTTCAATGCAAAAATTTGAGGATAATGGCGATATTAATGGGGCTGAAGTTGCTCTTACAATTCAAACTATAGAAAATGATGGCACAACAACTACTGTTATCTCTGATACTGTAAAAGGAAGAACTGCAAGTACATATTTCAGAGATTATAAAATTAATCTTCCATCTGGCACTAGCTTTCCTGTCACTATCAGAGTTAATAGAACTACAGCAGACAGCACAGAAACTACGCTTCAAAATAGTTTTCAATGGGCATCTTTTACAGAAATAATTAACGAATCAAGAGCATATGCAAATTTTGCTCATGTTGCTTTACGTTTTGATGCTGAAACCTTTCCAAATCAACCAAGACGTATGTTTAGGGTTAAGGGAACAAAGATTAAAATACCCCATAACGGAACTGTGAGGGCTGATGGTTCTATAAGCTATAGCGGCACATTTAACGGCACTTTTAAAACAGATAAAGAATGGTCAAATGATCCAGCTTGGATTTTATATGACTTACTTACAACGTCAAAAGGTTTTGGTGATCATATTGCAGAATCATCATTAGATGTTTTTAGCTTTTTCTCTGCCAGTCAATACGCAAGTGAACAAGTAGATGATGGAACTGGAACTGGAAATACCGAAGCAAGATTTTCTTGTAATGTTGTTTTAAATTCACAAAGGGCTGCATACGATACTATTAATAACCTTGCCTCAGTTATGAGAGCAATGCCTTTTTACTCAGCAGGGGCAGTAAATATAAGTTGCGATAAACCTACAGATCCAAGTTATATCTATAATTTGAGCAATGTTTCTGAGGCTGGTTTTTCATATTCAAGTGCTAGTAAAGACACAAAATTTTCTGTTGTTCATGTTTCTTATTTTGATAATGAAACCGCAGAGGTGGATTATGAAACTGTAGAAGATACTGCGTTGCAAGCTAAGTATGGGATTGTCACTAAGAATTTGTCAGGTTTTGCCTGTACATCAAGAGGTCAGGCGGCAAGGCTTGGACGCTGGTTTTTGTACACGCAGAATAGAGAGGCTGAAACGGTGACATTTACAGCATCATTAGAAAGCGGAACAATAGTCAGAGTTGGAACTGTTATTAATATTGCAGACCCCATGAGGGCAGGGGTTAGAAGAGGAGGACGTATAAAAACAGGAGTATCTACAACTCAAATTATTGTTGATGATCAAAATAATACAGATTTAGCAACAACAAATTCAGCGACTTTATCTGTAATTTTATCTGACGGCACATTAGAAACTAAAACAATAAGCAGCGTTTCAGGAGCAACTATAACTGTTGATTCAGCTTTTTCATCTGTTCCACAAACAAACAGCGTTTGGGTGATAGAAAATACATCTGTTGAACTTCAAACTTTTAGAGTTGTATCTGTCACAGAGCAAGAATTATTAAATTATCAAATTGTTGCTGTCGTACATGATCCAAATAAATATGCTTTTGTAGAAGATGGCACAGTTTTGCCATCTAGGACAATTACAACACTTACTGGACTTAAAGAAGCACCAAGTAATTTACAGGGAACAGAACAAATTGTTGTTTTAAACAATAGGGCTGTAAGTAAATTATTTATTCAATGGCAACCTGTAAACGGTGTCACAGAATACTTGGTTCAATATAGATTTCAAAATGAAAACTTTATTTCAGAGCGTGTTACAAGATCGGATTTTACAATCTTTGAAACTTTAAACGGTACTTATGAAGTTAGAGTTTTTAGTTTTAATGCTTTGAATAAACCAAGCACAAATCCAGCGACAACAACATTTACAACTGTTGGTAAAACTGCCCTACCAGCAGATGTGCAGAACTTACGCATTGAACCAATATCAGATCAATTTGTACGACTACGTTTTGATAAATCTACAGATGTCGATGTAATCCATGGTGGGAACGTGGTTATTAGATCGTCAAATCTTACTGATGGGAGTGGAACTTTTACAAACGCGGTTGACGTTTTACCTGAATTGAGTGGTAATGTCAGCGAATCGATTGTGCCAAATATTGGTGAAGGAGAATATATTTTAAAGTTTCGTGATGATGGTGGCCGTTTGAGTGCTGGTGAAACTTCAGTTTTAGTTACAAGCCCAGATCCATTACCAAAACTCACAGTTTTTACAGATAGAGAAGATACTGACTCACCTCCTTTTAACGGTACAAAAGTAGATTGTTTTTTTTCTGATGAAGTCAATGGACTTGTTCTTGGATCTCTTGAATTATTAGATGGGGTTACTGATTTTGATGCTATTGCTGATTTTGATTTCTTAGGGGCTGTTGATATTACTGGAGGCTCTTATGAGTTTGCAAATACTTTGGATTTAGGTGGCAAACAACCATTAAGGCTTAGAAGGCATTTTGTTACACAGGGTTTTTTACCAAATGATTTGATTGATAAAAGAACAGCAAATATTGATACTTGGACAGACTTTGATGGTGCTACTGCTTTTGATGTTGGGGCATCTTTATTAGTTGCAACAACAGATTTAGACCCTGACCTATCAGTTTCAGCTACTTATGAGCAGAGTGGAACGACCATAACAATTACAAAGTCTTCACATGGATATTCTGTTGGTGATTTTGTTGTAATTGATTTTACGGCTGGAAGTGCAACCGATGGTAATTATGAAATTATTTCAGTTCCAAATGCAAATACATTTACAGTAACTTCAGCTACAAGTGCAACTATCTCAAGCGGAACAGCTTGTACTTATGGAGCTAATTTTTCAAAATTCAATCCTTTTGTGAATGGAACTTATGTTGGTCGTGGGTTCAAATTTAGATGTGAAATGGATAGTGACGATCCTGCACAATCAATAGAAATAGACCAATTAGGCTATACAGCTCAATTAGAAAGAAGAACAGAACAGAGATCAAATATTTCTTCTGGTACTTCTAGTTCTGGTCTTAATATAACTTTTGATCAAACATTTTTTACAGGTCAAGCTGGCACAAGTGTCGGGGCTGGTACTCAATTACCTAGTATTGGAATTACTGCAAATGATTTATCATCAAATGAAAGATTTGAACTAACAAGCATTTCTGGAAGTGGTTTTAATATAAAGTTTCTTAATGCTGGAAATGCTGTACAGGATAAAACATTTAGTTATACTGCTGTAGGTTTTGGGCGCGGTAGTTGATTTTGGTTTAGGATATACTTAAAGAAAATTTTGGATTAAGAAATGAGTCAAAATGATATGACCGTAGACAATTCTACGGGAGCCAACGTGAGAGCAGACATAAATAGTGCGTTACAAGCTTTAGCATCAAATAGTTCTGGATCATCAGCACCTAGCACAACTTTTGCAACACAATTTTTTGCTGATACAAACGCAGGGATAATGAAGCTGAGAAATACTTCGAACAATGGTTTTGTTAATCTTTTTACTTTAGCTGGTGGAATTGATGTAGATGCTGCCAGTACTTTTAGTGAAGATGTTACTTTTGAAGGTGCAAGTGCAAATATAGTTTTTGATAAATCAGATAATGCTCTTGAGTTTGCTGATAACGCAAAAGCCACTTTTGGGGCTGCTGCGGATTTAGAAGTATTTCACGATGGATCAAACTCGTTTATAAAAGATACAGGTACAGGTAGTTTATTAATTAGGGGTTCAACAGTAAGTATTCAAAGTACTTCTGGTGAAGCAATGATTGAGGGTGTTGCGGATGGAGCAGTAACTATAAAACATGATAATAGTACAAAATTTGCGACATTATCGAATGGAGTTCAAATTACTGGCACAGTAGATGTAAATGGTGGAGGTATTACTTTAGAAGATAGTGCCGAATTGCAATTTGGAGCAAGTGCAGATTTAGTTTTGAAACACGATGGATCAGACTCGTTTATAAACGATACAGGTACAGGAGCTTTAAAAATATGCTCAAATCTATTTAGAGTTAATAATGCTGCTAATAGTGAAGCTATGATTAAAGCTGAAGAAAATGGAGGAGTTGAATTATATTTTGATGCCACAAAGCGTTTTGAAACTACAAGTTCGGGCATTTCAGTTACAGGATCAGTATTTTCTTCAACTGGTGTAATTGGCGAGGACGCTTCTAATCATTTCGATTTTGTAACTGATAATAGAATAGCTGTATCTATAAATGGTAGTGAGGAATTTAGGTTTGAATCTGATGGCGATTTTCATGCAGATGGCGATGTTATAGCCTTTTCAACAACTATTTCATCTGACGAAAAACTAAAAGAAAATATTAAAGTAGTACCCGACGCTTTAAAAAAAGTAGAAGCCCTGCGTGGTGTAACCTTTGACTGGAAACGTGACAGTAAGTCAAGTGCTGGTGTTATAGCTCAAGACGTGATGAGCGTATTACCTGAAGCAGTAAAAGAAGTACAAGGATTAAATGATAAGGAAAGTTATTTATCAGTTAACTATAATGCTTTAACTTCAATTTTAATTGAGGCAATAAAAGATTTATCAGCAAGAATTAAAATATTGGAGGCTTAATAATGGCATTACCTAGTTCAGGACAAATTAAATTATCAGACATTGCAAGCGAATTTGGAGGTTCAGTTCCCCACGCACTTTCTGAATATTATGGAGACGGAAATGCACCATCTTCTGGCGAGATCCAATTAGCGGCTGACTTTTATGGAACTTCTGCTGGTGTTACTGTCACTTTCTTAATAGTCGCTGGTGGCGGTGGCGGTGGTAAAGACCGAGCTGGTGGCGGTGGTGCTGGTGGAATGAGAACAGGCTCAACATTACTTTCAATCGGTACAACTGTTAACGTGGCAGTAGGCGGAGGTGGATCTGGTAGTACTCAAATTAATGTTCAAGGTGGTGACGGAGGTGCTTCTTCTGCCTCAAGTTTACAATCCTGTACAGGAGGCGGTGGAGGTGGAACCAATGCTGCGGCTGGTGGAATACAACCTAATGAACAAGGTAGAGACGGAGGATCTGGTGGAGGTGCTAGAGGTGGTGAT